CTTGTGGTTGTGTGTATTCGGTATACGTAACACCCTGGCGGAGTCTGACGTTACTGCGTGGTCAGCTAACAAACCTTTTTCTTTTGTCAGCGATTTCAGTCGGTTAGCTACTACTTCCCAACGTTCACGTTCCACACTCTCAGCCAATGGCCAGTGTACATGTACCCCCCTACCAGAATCGACAATCAATGGTTTAGGTAGCTGTAAATCCTTACAGAAACTACGTAGCCCATGCAATGCCTCGGCTTGCGACGCATACTTCTTATCGTCGTCTGGATCGACGTCAAGATCAAAGTAAAACGCCTTAACATTTTGTACGGCTTTTTGTGTGCGTGACCCTTTCTCTGCGAACGTACCCATAGCAACATAAGCATCCCAGCCCCCCGCGTCATACTCATACGCGGCCTCAATGAGATCATCTATGGAATCGTAAAAAGTTTGTCTGCGCCCCTCACTACCGTTAAGTAACGCCAGNAGNCANTANTAANTNCCNTCGGCNAGNACCTCCGATAAAAACTCTCTTGTGTTCATTAAGCTCCCCCCAATCCAAAAAATACCGTGAGGCTATTAACCCCACGGCCAAGCTAGAGCTACTCGTCGTCCCAATCATCAACGATAGAACTAAGCTCTTGTTTGTCTTTTGGTTTGGGTGTTGCTTTTTTCTTCACAACTTTTTTGGGTGCGGGTTCAGGTGCAGGCTCTTCTTCAAAGATGTCGTCGCCATCATCTGATATGTTAGAATCAAACGGACTAGCATCTTCTGAAGTAAACCCATCAACAGCGCCAAATGGTGAGCCACTGTCTTTAGGTTCTGCGTATTTAGTAACCTGTACAGCAGACAACCGTAGTGATACACCGTGGTCACGCATGTTGTAAGGTACAAACACAATCGCTATGTTAGCTGTGCTACCTGTGGTTAGTTTGAAGTCGTCAGGTAGTTTGTTGTTTTTGGCGTCAAACTGTTTAGGTTTCTGCGTAACGTCTTTGCCATACGCACCTTTCAGTTTAGCTTTACCAATAAACATACCGTCGTCGTCTTTCTTAAACGGCATCTCTAGCTTCTCAGGCCATTTGTCCTCGCGCTTTTCTTTGTACGCGGCACTCATGGCTTTGAACAAAGCCTTAGCCTGGTCTGTGTCCATACGAAATGACATCTCATATGCGGCGCCATCATCAAGAGGGTCACATGGGATAGAGCGGTTCTCTGTGTTGTCAAACCGATANGTCTGGTTGATACGTGGGTACATTACTTCTACATCATTTATTACGTGTTTCATTGCGCATTCTCCTAAGAATGGATTATTTGTAAGCGTAACCCTCGACGGAATCGAAGGGTGACGGGTTCGCGCTCTGTTTTTCAACAGAGGTTATTGCGGCACGAGTATCTGGATGGTCGATAAGGTCAGCCACCACAGCCACTTCATGTTCTTCCAACGTACGTATTGGTTTAAACAATACTTTCGGCACGCTACTGTTGTTATCGAAATAAGCCTTGGTCAGTATTGTCGTAGCTGAAGTGTTGTTGCTGTGTAGATGTCTTGCGTATTCTTGCAAGGGCATACCACCACCAACTGTTTTACCAAAAATAGAAGTCGCTGGCAACTGCAACTGATAAACTTCTTCTAAATTATCCTCCACTACTACTGCCAACCGTTGTAAAAACCGGCAGGCTCTACCGTACCCAGACGTACCACGGACGTTTTGTTTACAATCCATACAACGTCTAGCTTGCACCTGCTCTCCAGGTACTGCGGGGTCGGGTGTCTGTGTGTTACTTGACCAACATGTTGGTGCCACTGTTTTATCGACATCAAACTCGTCAGCAAAATACGCACGCGATACCTTGGCCGCGTTCACTATAACAAGGTTTACACTATCACCGTGGTAAGAAAACGTACCCCCACGTATGCTAATTCGGCGCACCTAAATATCCTCATCAAGATCAAACACATCTACCTTGGGATCATTACCTAACTCATTGTTAGCAAACAATCCTTCCTTGACTCGCTCCAAATCAAACCTGTATTCATTACCAGTCTTGATATAAGAGTTTGGTGGTATGGTATTGCGCTTTATCCAACGACGTACCGTTTGTACTTCTACATTAAAATACTGTGCGACCTCTTCTGACGTCACAAAGGGACTTTCATTCGTCATTTTGTTCTCCATTTACAAGTTTACTTTCGTTTATCTTATTACTTATCCACTCCTCAACATCACGACTGTCCCAACCCGTGGCACGAGCTGTGAGCTGAATATTCTTGGGAAATTCGTTTAAACGAACTTGTTTATATATAGACGAAGGGGAAAGCCCCGTTAAGTCTGCCACTTCTTTAATACGTAAAATTTTCATTACTTACTCCTCACAGTTATTACAAATTCAGAATCCGCATTTAATCCTGGTGGGACTACATCTGGATTCTCCTCTAAAAACTCTTTGACGTGCTTCTGGTTGAGTCTTTTCTCAAAGAACTCAGGTATCTCATGCTCCATGATAAACTTGTGCATGGATCCCCAATCACTTGTCCAGTAGCGGGTTTTCACCGTGCGATAGAACAAACCGTCGGGCGTGCGTACACTCTCGACACCATTGTCCTCACAGTGTTTTAGTAGGGCTTGTTTGATAGTGTCTTGCTGTTCCTTTAAGTCACCATCTTCTTCTTTGAATTTTGCAGATAAATCCGCACGTTTTGTACGTATTTTGCGATAGACACGCAAGAGCTTACCTAAGTCAGTATCTGACATATTTCCCCCTCATTCTAGTTGTTTGTAGTACAGTGTAGCTATCTACACGTGTTTAGTCAAGCATTTCATTATATAAATCTATCATTTTTGTATGCACGTCTATTCGGTTGTCCAACAAACTATAGACTCGTTTCTCCACATCCGACCCTTGTAGCTGTACCACCGTGCATTTCTGATCTTGTCCGCTCCTGTGTACCCTAGCGTTTGCTTGTGCATATACTTCCAATGATGAGGTTGGCCCCCACCATACCACGGTGTTAGCCGCTGTTAGTGTAATACCATGTGCCGCCGCTTGCGGTTGTATCACCAACACCTGCGGAGTATCGTTCTCTTGAAATCGTTTAAATATGTTTGTTCGTTGTGTCGCTGACACATCCCCTCGTATGATTTCTGTTGTTATACCGTCGTCTCGTAGCTTAGCAGTCAGTATATCTATGGCATGTTTAAACGGCACAAACACTAAAACTTTTTTACTCGACTCGTCTATAACCTCACGTAGCACTTTGTATCGGTGCTTAATATCAAACTCTAATGTCTCATGGTTGTCTGTGTATACCGCACCTGCGCTAATTTGCAGTAGTTTGTTCATGTTTACTGCGGCATTGACGGCTGTAACTTCCTCACCTGCGGCAACCATAGCCATCTTGGTCTTGAGTTCTTTGTAGTACTTCTTCTGCTGTGGGGTCATCTCAACCTCACGCTTAACGTACACCATAGGCGGTAAGTCTAAACACTCATCCTTGGTAAACCGTATGGCTGGTTGTAGGGTAGTGAACACCGTGTCGGTAGCGTTCTCCTTGGGTATCCACTTGAAGTTAGTTATCTTGTGCATCACCAGGTCACGAAATGTACTGTAGTATCTTGGCACCGACTTAGGATTGACTAACTTAGCAATACCAAACGCATCAAGTGGACTCTGTGCCGCTGGTGTGCCTGTCATCATCCACAGCCAAGTGTCAGGTTTGACTAGCTTGTTCAATGTTTTCCATCGTTTAGTCTGCGCATTCTTATAGTGCGTTGCTTCATCAACAATAATACAATCAAACCCACCTTCAGCTATGGCATCCTGCACTATCTCCACGCCATCATAGTTTATAATCACAAACTCAGCGCCATCTTCTATAATCTTACGACGTTTAGCTTTGGGGCCATACGCTATATCAACTGTCCTGTGCATCGCAAAGGTAAACAAGTCAGCCCGCCACGCACTGTCCATGATCGACAATGGGCAGATAACTAATACTCTGTTGATCTTGCCCTCGTTCATTAAATAGTCAGCCGCCCATATTGCGCTGGCTGTCTTGCCTGTACCCTGCTCGTTAAAACAAAACGACTTACGGTTCATGGTCATAAATGCAGAAGTCTTTTTCTGGTGGTCAAACGGTGGATACTTACCCGTCCATTCGTACCGCCCCTCGATAGGTGAGGGCGCATCTATGTTCATGTTCCGTAACGCCTTTGCCTCATCCAAGCCCCAGTTCACTACTACCTGGTGGTCGTCAACTACCGTGCTTTTAGGTATCACCTCAGTCACACGGCCAGGATTGCGTAAGTTTAAGACAAGGGCTTTGTTGTCGTATATTCTCATTGTTAAGATTTTTCAAACGGGTACAGCGTTTCGACAAGCTCTACAATTTCTTGTGGCGATTCGTCTACGTTTATATAATCAAAATTATCACCACTATCCGCCGATGCTTCACCCATACCGAAATAAATTCTGGTATATGAATTTGAACGCCTTTCCATCCATAACATATTGCTTAAATTTATTACTGTTGTACCTATTGGTGTTAGACCATTATTTTGAGTTACGTATATTAATTTCATCTTTTCTCCCTCCACCTAGAACCTTTAATAACCTTACCGCCAAATGAATTTGCATTTTTAATTAATTCTAATATTTCTTTTGGCGATTCTATTACTTGATCGGTAAGTATGTTTTCTTTAACGGCATCGGTGTAAACTAATCTTGTGTAAGGCCGTTCCTCATCATCTGAACCACAAGTGTTAATATCATCAGGTACATCTGCCCAAGTAACCAAGTCAGAATCTCTATACATTTGTAAGACATGATCTATGTTTACGTATATTTCAGTTGCATCTCCATAAATAGTCAATTTAATAAACTTACTCATTTTTTCTTCCTTTTATAGTTACGGCTACGGTTCTTACCACTGTCCTCTACCTTGTAGCCATCTTTGTTGGAGCCACCATTGTGAAGTGACTTGTTGTGAGATATGTCTTTGCCTTTACGCTTGCTGTACCCTTTCTCTCGGTCAAACTTACGTCTGGCACGCTGTCGTTCCATACGTGCTTCGTGAGCTTTACTACCCACGGGCGGGTTCTTTTGTTTCTTTCTATCCTTCGGGTTCTTGTATGGCATCGTTCTCTTCCTTCGGTTGGTGGTACACCTCTACATGGGCGCCACACTCAGGGCATGATAGGTTAGTCACGATACAGAAAAACTCACTCTCCTCATCTATATCGTGGTCGCCACCCCATATTAATGTACTCTGACATACCCAGCAATTCATTAGTTTCTCCCGTTGTGAGCGCACTCTAGCACTTCGCACCACGCCCGGCACAAGCCACTAGGGTTCGGATTCCACACGTCTTTGTCTGACGCTATAACCATCTGACTAAACTTACCGTTCCACTTGTCCCATAACGTAGCACTATCGGCACGCTCGTAGCTGTCCTTAACAAACTCACCCGATACAAGGAACAACAACCCACCTCGTACCTTGTCTACCTCTGGAAAATGTTTGAATACTGCAAGAGCCATTAGCTCTAGCTGTCCTTTGTCCGCGTAACGCGCTGACTTGCCTGTTTTGTAGTCAATAACCCACGCCAGTTTATTGTCACTGTCACGTATAATTAGATCAGCTATACCTCTGAACCACACGTTGTCATCTTTAAACCCACACGGCTCCAGGTTCTCTGTTAGCCCTAGCTCGTACTCGCATAGCTTCTTCCCTGGTTTACTGTTTAACGCATCTAACACGGGGATTACGTAGTCATACTTCTTGGGTACTGGCTTCATATCTCGTATGTAT